CGCATTGACTTGGCCATTCAGGTACCGCCTTCGGGTGAGGCGCCGGGGGCACGGATGCCCCCGGCGCGACAGTGTGCGTTAGATGCTGGTTCCGGCCGCGACCTTCTGAGCGGTCGGCCTGTAGTCGCCGACCTCCCGGATGACGACGGCGGCGACGGTACCGTTGCCGGTCTTCGTGACCTTGGGGGCCACGTAGACGAACCCGCCTGCGATGTCGAGGTCACTCACGTCGACCTCGGAGTACAGGACGGCCTTCGTGTAGCTCGGAGCACAGCGCGTGGCGTTGCTCGTGGTGCAGGTGATGACCGTCGCGCCGGGCGTGGTGCTGGTCAGCGTGACGCTTGCGGTGCCAGCGGCAGCGGTGACGCCGGGCACGCCGTAGGTGGCGTTATTGATCAGCCCGGCGAGTGCAACTGCGTCGGCGTCGTTGTCACCGTCGATCTTGAACTGGCGCAGGTTGGCCGTGGTGGTATCGGTGTGCGCGGTGAACACGACGCCGTTGATGGTGATCGTGTCGGCGTTCAGCATGCCGTTGAGCGTGAGCACGGCCTCGGTCGCGCCGGTCAGGCTGGTCGCGGACGCGACCGACGTCGCGGACGACTCGGTGCCCGCCGTGGCGTTCGCCTGCTTGACGACCTTCGCTCCCGTACCGGCGAGGTCGGTCGCCTGCAGCCACTCCACCTTCGTGGTCTTGTTCACGGCCTGCGCACCGTCGATGACGATGACCGCTGCCTTGCGGATACCCTTGGTCGGGTAGTACGGGCCGGTGACGTTGCTGTTGTTGATGGTCTGGCCGACGAGGCCGACGTCAACCTTGTACTTCTCGATCAAGCTCGGGACTGCCATGTATCGACACCCCCTCTACTTGAGCACCACGAAGGGCGAGAGCGCGGTGCCCTTGTGCGGCGTGTAGGTGCTGGCCATCCACGGCTTGCCGTCCACGTACTCGACGAGGCGCATGGCGCCCTGCACGTTCGCGAATCGGTAGTGCTCGCTGTAGTCGACGCTCATCGTGCCGAGGTCGCCGATCAGGTAGTAGTTGAAGTCGCACAGGCTCAGGTCGCCCTTGGTGCCGAGAGCGGAAGCGTGCTCGCTCCAGACGACCGGGATGCCGAACAGGGTTCCGGGGATGCCGGGGACCATGCTGGGAATCCACAGCTGGTTGTTGCCGCCGTCCTTCATCGCGTACAGCTGCGGGAAGGTGGTCTTGTTGGCGATCCAGACCGCGTTGGACAGGTCGCCCATGAACGCGGCGTACATGGCGATGATGTCGGCCGCGACGATGGTGCTCGCGCCGCCGCTGCGTGACACCTCGACCTCGGGGGGCGAGCCGATGAAGCCGGTGGGCTTGTCGGAACCGTTGCCGGTGAAGAACGCCTCTTCCTCCTGGAAGGTCAGGGCCTTGCCGAAGGCGCTCGACAGGTACTGGCCGACCGCGAGCGGCGAAGCCTTGAACAGCTTGTCGCTCACGTAGTTGAGCGCAGCCAGTTCGCTGACGGCGAGGCCGACGTTCAGGAACGCGGCGCTGCTGTCGGTGATGGCGTTGCCCTCGGACGTCCAGTACGCGAGCACGCCGCCGTAGAAGTTGCTCGCGTGGCTGGCCTGATTCCACGCCGGGATGTTGATCGTGTCGGTGCCCATCGGGATGACCTTCGCGCGCGGACGCACGAGAGCGGACTCCATCGCGATTTCGAGCACCTCGGCGCGGAACCCGTCGGGGGCGAGGAAGCCGCCGGCGGTGGCACTGGTCGACTGCGCCTTGTTCACGGACGCCCACTCGGCGGGCACCTCGCGCTTGTAGATGGAGCGGTAGAACTCGCCCGAGTTGGCGAACGGGCTGTCCTTGACAGCGTCGTCCACGGCCGGGCGCGGGGCCTTGGCATCGATGGCCTCGTCGATGAGCTGCTTGAGCTCGGGGGCCATCTTCTCCATGAGCGAGTCGGCGGTGGGGAGGTCGGCAAGCTGCCGCTCCTTCGACTCGCGCAACTGCTTGACGGCTTCGGTGAGGTCGCCGGTCGCGGCCTTGACCTCGTCGAACGCCTTGATGACGTCAGACATAGTCTGCTATCTCCTTTGCTGTGCTTGCTAGTACGGCCGACAGTTCGGCCACCGCCTGTGCGGCGATAGCGGTGTGGTCGGCGTCTGTCGCGGCTTCCGCTTCCGGCTCGGCCTTCGCGACAGGCTGAGTGGCGGGAAGTGCGGCGTGGTCGTCTTTCACGGCCGTGATCACGGCCTGCGGGTTGGCGGCGAGCGAGACGAGGCTGATGTCGAACAGGCGCAGTTCGGTGAGCTTGCGGATGCCGCCGTCGGCCATGTGGCTCTTGACCACCTGCGCGCCGATGGACAGTTCGCTCACGACGCCGTCGCGCATCAGGGTCAGGGCGTCCCGGCCGCGCTGGGTCAGGCTCACCTTGCCCTTCACGAACAGACCTTGGGGCGTCTCGGCCATGACGACCGGGACGCCGATGGGCTCGGTCAGGTCGTGCTGCCAGTAGACGCGCACGCGGTCCGAACCCTCGCGCACGGTCTTGGCGAAGGCGCCGTACTCGATGATGTCGCCCTGCGCGTCCTCGTTGCCGTAGGCCGCGGCGAAGCCTTCGAACGTGCCCTCATCCGGGTCGGACTTCTCGACCGTGAAGTCGAGCGTTTTGGTGATGCGTTCTCTCATGCAGCCTACCTCCTGCGGATTGGCTGGGTCATTCGTCGTCTGGCGACGCGGGCGCAAGTTGCACGCCCTCGCTGTCGACAGGCCGGACAGTGACTGGCTGGACATCCGTGTACGGGATGTCGGGCAGACCGAGCGCAGACAGTGCCGCAGCCGGGTCGAAGCCCGAGCGCACGAGGACGCCGGCTGCTTCTATCTTCGACCGCATCGACGCGCTGTCGTCCTCGGTCGACATGAAGTTCATCGGGAAGTAGTGCGTGTCGCCGCCCTCGTAGCCGGGGAGGTCTTCCCACGTCAGGCACTGGTTCGGCGTGTAGATGCCTGCGTTGATCCCGACCTGGTACGCTTCCATGCGCGACTTCATGTCGCCGCGGAGCAGACCCTCGACGTTGAAGCGGCAGAACAGGTCAGCCGCGGCCGGGACCGTGCGGGGACGGCGCAGCAGCGGCGTCACGGACTGCTCGATACGCTCAAGCCACGGACGCAGTGAGTACACGACCCACTGGATGCCCTGCTGTTCGATGCCGGTCCCCCACGAGGTCGACCGCTCGACGGACGCGACCATGTGCGGTGGTACGCCGTAGATGCGGCAAATCTCCTCGACCTGGAACGAGCGCGAGCCGACGAGTTGCGCGGCCTCGGGCGTGAACGAGGTGCCCTGCCACGTCGCGTCACCGCCGAGGACGGCGATGTCGTTCGCGTTCGACAGGCCACTGTGCGCCTGTTTCCACGCCGCCTTGAGCGCGTCGGCCTGAGCCTTGTCGCGGACGGACGGTGCGAGCAGGACGCCGTTCGGCATGGCCCCGTTACGGTACACCGATGCGGCGTACTCCTCCGCGGCGATGCCGAGGCCGACCGCGTTCTGGGCCACGTAACTGCCGATAGGCGACAGACCGCGCAGTTGTCCGGGCAGGGTCAGGCCCTGGATGTGGAGCATGTCGTAATCGGTATAGAACTCGGACCCGATGCGGTAGCGCCGGTAGCCCTCGTCGTCGCGCTCCACGATCACGGTCGACGGCCAGACCGGCCACGCCTGGATGATGTTGCCGCCCGCTGACCGCTTCAGCAGCAGGAACGCATTGCCGTCCAGCAGCAGCCCGGTCATGACTTCCTGCCAGAGTCGGAACCGGGTGTACTCCGGGTTCGGCGACTGCAGCCACGCATCAGCCGGGTACGGCTGCCGCTCGTCGCCCGACTTCGAGAACGTCTGCAGCGGCAGTCCCGCGACCGAGTCGGACAGGAGCCGGACGCAGCCGTAGACGGCGGTCAGGCGCATGGCCGTCTCGGGTGTGACGCTGACGCCGGACGACGCGACGCCCCAGTCCGACCACGCCGATGGTCCCTGCTGGACCGTTCCCGATACCCACTCGTGCTTGCGGACGAACGAGCCGAGGATGCTCACCGCTCACGCTCCAGGTCGAAGGCGAGGACGATGCAGAAGACGCCCGCCGCGATGAAGGCTGCCGGGACCGAGACGAGCGCGGTGCCGGCCACGATGCCGACGCCGCCCGCTAGGTCCAGCGCCAGAGTGATGTACCGCATAGGCTTCTCCTAAAAGATGCAGGCGACGGGCTGTGCTTCCGCGACGAGCAGCCTCTGAATGCAAAACAGCAGACTGACGAGGCCATCGATCTTCTCATTTGAGCGCTTGCGCGACGGTCTGATTAGGTCGTCCTGGTTCTGTTCCGCGACCACATTCCCGGCCATCCAGCGGGCGACCGCGTTCCCGCCATGAGCAATGCGCCGCTCAAGAACCATGCGCTCAAGTTCCTTGCAGGCCCCGTTCATATGACGGTATGACTGGCCTGCATCGGCCCATTGGTCGGGCATGTCCTCCGCGAGACTGCTCATGATTGGGTAGGCGTGGTTCAAATCGTAGCCGCCCTCGATCATGCGGAACTGCTTGCAATCCTCGCGAATCGTCTCCTCGACGTCGCGGTGGTCGACCACGTCGCCGGGATGGACGGTTATCCACCCGAGACGCTCCCACTCGCGGATGCTCGTCCCGACGTCACCGCGCCGGATAATCGCGTCCTCAGGAATCCAGAGACGCCACATCGCGCGCCATACCGGGTCGTCCTCGGTCGGCTCGAACAGCATGCACCACGCCGTGAAGTCCTGCGTGTGGCTCAGGTCGAGGCCGCCGTAGAACGCGCGGCCGGCCAGTTGCCCATCGGACAGCCCGACCCCGGCGCAGGCGTCCCAGTCGGCCATCGCGAGCCACGCCTCAGCCGCGTCGGTCCAGACGTCGAAGTGCAAGTTGAGCACGTGGTTGCGCGCCCGCGGCAGGTGTATCGCTTCCGTGACCGCGCGCCGTATCTCGTCCGGCCGCACGAACCCGCCCGGTTGCCCGACCAGCGACGGGTTCGCCATCGGCCAGAGGTCGTCTTCGCGCACGAAGTTGCCGTCCTCGTCCTGCTCGGCCAGCGTCTCGAACGTCGTCTCGGGCGGTACCTCGAACACGCGGCCGACGAAGGTCGGGTCCTTGATGGTCCCCGCGGCGACCGACTTCGCGTAGTTGTAGACCTCGAAGCAGGGGCCGTTCATCTTGTCGAACCCGGCCGTGGTGATGGCGAATATCAGCGGCTGGTCACGGGCGCTGGTCGAGGTCGAGAGCACGTCCCACAAATCTCTGTTTTTCTGCACGTGCAGCTCATCGAAGATGATGCCGCTCGCGTTCAGGCCGTGCGCGCCGCCCTGGTCGGCCGGGATGGCGCGGTAGAACCCGTTGTTCTCAGGACAGGTGATGCGCTTCACGGACGGGAGAACCTTGCACACGTTCCGCAGCGACTCCGAGCGGTGCACCATCTGGGACGCCACATCGAAGACTAGGCTTGCCTGATCCCTGTCCTGCGCCGCGCCGAACACGTGCGGCGACTCTTCCCCGTCGGCGGTCAGCAGGTACAGCGCGACCGCGGCTGCGAGCTCGGACTTGCCTTGCTTGCGCGCGATCTGCAGGAACGCCCGGCGCGTGATCCGCAGTCCGTCCTTGTCGACGTTGCTGAACACGTCGTAAATGAACTCGCGCTGCCACGGCGTCAGGATGAACGGCTGGTCCGCCCAGCGTCCGATGGTATGGACGCAGCACTCCTCGATGAAGCGGATGACCGCGAGGCCGCGCTTATCGCCTTCGTTGCGTTGCTTCGCGGACCGCCGCGAGCGGGGACTGACCGGCATCCGGCTTCTTCACCTCGACCTTTGTCCGTGACGCTGCCCCGATTCCGAGTTCGGCACCGAACCGCCGTAGGTCATCCTTCGCCTTCTGGAGAAGGACAGCCTCGGGCCGGGTCGACTGCGCGCCGTTCGTGCCCACCTCGTAGGTCTTGCCGTGTTCCGCGACGTCGGCCGAGAGCTCGCACACGTCCTGATAGGCGGCGCAGTAGCAGCCGAGTACGTCGCCATCGACGACGGTGATGACCCCGGACAGTTCGAGCTCCGGGATGAGTTCGTCCCAGCGCCTGCGCGCGACCGCGCCCAGGTACGGCGGCGGGTCGGGCGTGATCGGACGCGGCTTCGGCTCGTGCTTGGGCAGTTTCTGATGCCCGCGGTTGCCCTCAAGCACCTTCAGCCCGGTCGGTTTCGGCTTCGGCCCCGGCATCTGAACCCCAGACTCCCATCCCTAGCGTGTTTTTTCCGTGGACCCCGGCGCATGCGCGAGCCCCTCCGCTTCAACTTGTTCGGTGCCCCCCGGCCCGCCGCTTCGCATTCGCGATCCGCGCGCCTTGCCTTCCCGAACAGACCGAGCAGTGGACACCGAGCGGACCAGACTCGGACCCGCCTTCCGACAGCGGCACCACGTGGTCGGCCACGAACCGCGCCCTCATCTGCCTGCACTCGGGACAGCGTGCAATCACGTCACCACTGGCGCAGGTGCGTCCATGCTCGGCCAGGAACGCAGCAACGGTGTCG